GGCTGATGTAACTGCGAGGCTTAAGGTACTAGAGGAGAAGATCGCCACGCTTTTTAATCTATGGAACTCGAAATGATCCGTAGGCTATTCCTTTCCTTAGCTGTCTTGCTGGCGCTTTCTCTTCCTGCTCAGGCACAGAACTTTCCTGTCTGTGGTCCTCAATCATTTATCTTTCAGGTAGCGGGTTCTAGCTATGGTGAGAATGTCAGTCATGTAGCTGTTAGATCTAATAATGACTGGTTAGTTATTCTCGTACATCCTGAGACCGGCACCTTTACTGTGACCTTTACCGACTCAATCAAGGCTTGTGTCTTTTTTTGGGGAACAGGTTGGCAGGTAGATTTAAGATCCAGGTTCTCTCTGTATAGCGGAGATCTAACCATGGGACCTATGAATGGTAAGATTGTATTCCGTGTTAACCATGATGGTAGCTGGGCTGTAACCTTCCCATCTTCGGAAAAGGTTGATGGTCAGTATCTTTATGGTACGAACTGGAAGGATACTAATGTTGCTCCTGGTATTGAGTCATGAGTTCTGAGGGTGCTATGGCTATAACCAGGGAGGACCTCGAGAGTGTAAGGGATGATCTTAAAGAAGATATCCGGGAGATCAGACAAGATCTGAAGGAGGACATCAAGGATGTTAAGTCCTGGTACAAGGAGACTGGTCCCAGGATATCAAAAATAGAGCAGGAGCAAGCAGCACAGAAGGCCACTATTACCACTATAAAATGGGTGTCTACCCTGGTAGCACCTATAGCTGCTGGCATAACCTGGTTCGTAAGTAAGTAGAGGTTGGAAATACCAATCATCTTTAATAGTAAATGATGGTTTTATGGTTATTAAAAAAGAGCCTAGTGCTTCCGACCAGGTACTGTTTGATTTAGTAGAACATAATATTCAGAAGGGCCTGCCTTATCCTGGGGATGGAAGCGGTAGACCCAGTGCTGTTGGTGAAGCTGCGAGAGAGTTGGGTATTCCTCGCACCACAGCCAGACGTAAGTATGGAAAGATGGCTGGTAAGCCGCTCTCCTCCCCTGTCTTATCCTACCCAGAATTTGCTCAAGATGATGTCGCTGCTGAAGACATCCTTGATCATATGAGCAGGCGTTACGAGCAGAGGCAGCAGTACGAGAACTCGCTTAACTGGTTTGAGGTTAAGGTTAACGAGAATAAACCTATAGGTATTAACTGGTTTGGTGATCCACATATAGGTAGTGATGGCTGCAATGTCCCACTGCTCAGACATCACTGCGATCTTCTAAAGAATACCGATGGTCTGTATGGAGCTAACATCGGTGACACGGTAGACAACTGGGGTGGTCGTCTGATCCGTGAGTACGCTAACAACAGTGTGGATAGAAAGACTGAGCGTAAGCTAGCTAGGTGGTTCCTTGAGGACTCAGGTATCAACTGGCTACTGTGGTTGATAGGCAACCATGACGTTATGGACAATGCCTTTGCTATCTTCCTGAAGACCATAGGTGCATCGACTGTACCCATGCTCGATTGGAGAGCAAAGCTTAAGGTCACATTCCCGAACAAGAGGTCTCTCAAGATAGACGCAGCCCATGACTTCAAGGGCCATTCGATGTGGAATGAGATCCATAGCCTCGACCGAGCGGCTGTGATGGATGAACACGCCGACTTCTTTGTTGCCGGTCATCGTCACGATTGGGCAACTAAGCAGAAGGAGCTTCCTGATGGGAAGATTGCAACCCTGTTACGTGTGAGAGGGTATAAATTTATAGACGATTATGCTGCTCGATTAGGGTATGCTAGTAAGAGTCACGGAGCCTCCATAATGATAATCCTTGATCCAAGGGAGGGAGTGTTCCATCCTCCGTATGCCGATCTGGACCGTGGCGTAGAGTTCCTGAAATATCTTAGGAGTCAGTGATGGATAGCTTTGTTGCTAACTTTGGTGCCTACTTTGGGGTTATAGCTGCGTTCATTCTTGCCTTTAAGGCACTGGCCCGTATTACCCCCACGAAGTCTGACGACAAGATCGTTGAGTATCTTCAGACTATCTTTGGTGTGCTTGGTCTTGAGTTCCCAGATAATGCTGGGAAGAAGACGGACCAATGGGACGAGGATGAATGAACATCCTTGCTTCAGTCATAGGCTCTGTCATAGCGACTATCATCAAGATAGGAGCTATGGTAGGGCTTGGCTATACGATGGCAACTAACGCTGCCAGGAAGAAGGTCATCAAGAAGGGTGTTGAGCGAAATGAGATTGACGCATCTGTTCATAGTCTTAGTAAGCTTGAGCGTCGTAGGTGGTTGCGGAGGCGCTCCCAGTGATGGTGGTTGCTTCTGGACAAGGATTATTACGACCAGCGAGGAAGACTATCTGACAGCGTATACTGAAGATCAGATCATTGCTCACAATATGGCATGGGATAGATTCTGTGGGGGTATCAAGATTTAGAGTTCGTGGTCCTCTAGTTCAGCAGCACATCCTGTATACCCTGCCATATCAACATAGTCATCTTCGTTAAAGTTTCCCGTCTGTGTCCTTGCTAACTTGAGCAGGACCATCATCTTTGCAACATCCTTTGATTGTAGCTTCAGTGGATGCTTCATCGTATTGATGTAGGCGTTCCACATTGTAGCTATGTTACGGAAGTTGTCGTGTTTGTTTCCGTGTTGATTGTCCCTGTCGCCATCTACAAGTTTAGCGGCCTGATGTAGTATGAGTGACGAACTTATGGGCACGATATTCTCCTGGTATTAGTGCTGGATTGCGTTAGGCAAGTTCATGATCCGCCATCAAGAACCCTCACGGATTCCAGGGATAAAGGCGGCGACCCCCCCTTACCTAACGCTTAACCGTGCATCCAGCAGCACATGGGGGAGAATGGGGGGTCCTTGAAAACGTCCGTCCTATCTCGCCCCGACTGGTCGGTTCTCCTGATTCTGGTACTTACCCTTGTATCCGTCAACAGACTTCTCAAGGTTGAAGAAGATTATCTGTGCTATTGGCATGTCGTGATGAAGCTCGATGACCTCATCACCGTGGTTAGTAATCTCTAGCGTTAGGTATCCCCTCCATCCAGGCTCAATGATGGTGTTCTGGACAGCCAGGCCCTTACGAGCCAGGGTTGATTTATCTGCTACCTTGCCGAGCACATCATCTGTCATGTTGAAATGCTCGATAGAGTGTACCAGTCTGAACTGTTGGGGCATCAGCCTGACGGCCTCAAGCCCCCACTCACTTTCACCTATGCTCTCACGAAGACTCATACGTATGTCATACCCTGCATAGCTAGCACCGTATGACAGTGTGAATGGTTCTGAACCATCCTTGAACACAGGTTCGTAGCCTGGATGATTGAACGTATGCTTCTCGTCCAGGAATGGAGTGATGAGTCCCTTATTCTCAATGGACTCAGAAACTAATATCGTCATCTTCTACCTCCCTAAGTGATGAAGCTCTCGTGGCTATGATCCTCCTAAGTTTTTGATTGGTTGTACGTTCGTATATCTCCTGCATAATTTTAGTTATGAGTAGCTTGCTGTGTGAGGACATAGAATCCCACTCTTTGATGTGCTCACACAGATACCAGTACCTTTGGGAGAGGCCCTCTAAATCAATGGGCCACTCCTCGTCAGGTTGCGTAGACTTGTCTTCCACGATCCGACCTTACTACCTTGACGCCATTGCCCTCCGCTATCCTTACGTCTTGAGGGGTCATGTCTTTCAGGGTTCTGTCTGCTCTTTTGAATGTGTCTGAGATTGACTTGTATTCCAGCCATTCGTGTGCAGCACTGCCCCACTCGTTGTTGCCTGTCATGTCTATACTTTTGACAGGTTTCTCCGGTACACGTATGGACATAGACTCCATCTCTGGTGGTATGTCTTTCTGAACATAATCCCAGAACTCTATCTCTCTCTCGAATAGCTCGTTGATGTAGGGTTCGTCTCTCTCTACCTCAAGAAACTTGAGCTTACTGTTGCCGAGTATCACTGATAGGACAGCGAACTCGAAACCAGTCACACCCATGTAGTGCTGTAGCTGTGGGTAGTATGTTGCCCTTGAGTCCTCTATCTTTGCATAATGGTTAGAATGCTTGGCCTCAAAGACACCATTTTTTGGTGTGAATGGATCATCCCTGTAGATAATCCCGTCTAGCTGTGCGACGAGAAACTTACAGTCGGCATGTTCATAGAAGGGTGCGATATCTCCGAAGGTTGATACCTTGTCTCCCGTCATATGAGAGTAAAATTTAGCATTGATCTCTTCTGTAGCGACTCCAATCTGGACCCTAAGATTCCAGGAGAGATCATCAGGCTCCTTCTTGCCGGTAAGTTCCAGCCAAAGCTCATGGATGTTACGACCAAAGTGATCATTAGTCGCGATCACACAGGCGGCTGTACCTCCCAGCATTTTGTGATTGACATACTTGCTGTCGGGCATCCAGTGATCCCCCTCTAGTCGAAGGGGATACTGGAATCATCGTCCTGCTTGGAGCCAAGCAGTTGGATGTCGGAGACTCTCATTTCGAGGGAAGACTTCTCTACTCCGTCTTCTCCCTGATACTTACGCAGTGACAGGTTGCCGTTGACACCAACAAGCTGTCCCTTGGTAAGGTACTGAACGAGTCCACCTTCGGCTCGCTTACCCCATAGGGCGCAGTTGAGCCACATGGTATCCTTCGTGTCTCCATAGCCTACGTCTACTGCGACTGAGAAGTTAGCGACAGTATTGTCTTTGATCTTCTTGGTAGCGGCATCCTTACCCAGGCGACCGCTGAACGTGCATACATTTAAGCTCATTTAAGTAACTCCTTCTTCCTCTTGGTTAGTGCCTGTGATACCAGGCGTTGGGCAGACTGAGGTGCTTCGTAGAAAGCTCCTTGAATACTCAGTCTGAAGTCGTCTCTTTCCTTCTCTGTCTCACATTTCTTGATGGATGACAGGCAGCTATCAACCCATAGAGTCCAGTCTTTCGCATCACTATCCTTTGTTGGTGCTTCTGCTTTCTTGACTGGCTCTGTTTTCTTAGGGTCTGGTTTGAACTCAGTATCCTGATCCAGATCTGGATCGTCACCAGTCTCAAGACCGAGTACCTTTAGCAGTGCATACTTAACGCCATAGCTAATGGCCTTACCCGGACCCTTATCCTGTTGATCAATGCCGTATCCCAGCGAGGATACATCGATGAAGTCTGATCTCTCGCTGTTGACGGATTGAAACCGGACGATAATGTGGGCTTCGGTACGATTACCGTTCTGCCTGTAGTAGATTTCGTTAGGCCAGTACACCACTCCATGTTTAACCATGGCTGGGCGTACCTTCTTGGTAACAGCGTCATGGCTTACGATGCTGTATCGCATTCCTGACTTCTGTTCCTTCTGGATGTAGCTGACTTCTTGTTGGACGGCGTTTAGCCGCTCAAAGATATTCATTTCTCTCTCCTTGGTTTAGCAATCTATTGCTCCTGGAAGTACGGTCCCTCCTGTATCAGTTTGTATCCTGCCCTTTCTGAGGAACCTATGTTTACGTATGGCGTGTAACGTGTCTCAACCATCTCCAGCCATGCGTCTGATTTGAACTTATCTCTCTTGAGGCTGAACACCATATCGAAGGCAAGTAACATGCCCTCACCACCTCTGGTGTTGTCCTCTTGGTTAAGTTGTGCGGCTACCATTGCCCATATACCGAGGCGTCTGACGACTCCCGATACCCACTGGGCTACGTACTCAAGATGTTCTGTTCTGTTCCCCGTGTCGCTCGATCTAACAAGTTGTAGGTAGTCGAGGATGAATCCTTTTATACCATAGTCTTTGGCTGCTTTCTCTACTGTTTCCTCCAGTCCCTCTATCGTTATGCCAGAGGCATTGGCATAGATAGTGTTATCAGGTGCATCCATTGAGTATGCCTTTACCTGATCCGCAAGTTCCTTATCGTGATTGAGGAAGCGCAGTGATTGTATCTTCAGATCACGCGCTATCTGTCTCTGCTCTAGCTCAACGCTGTTCATTTCCAGGGCTATCCACAAGTGGGGTATGTCCTGGTAGTTCAGGTTACGTGAGATCGTGCCCATGAAGATGGTCTTACCGATCTTTTTCCTAGCTTGTATTCCGTATGACTTACCTGGATACAGACCACCTCCCATGGCCTTATCCAGCTTTCTCATACCTGTACTGTATGAGGGTTGGACGTTGGTTAAAGAGTCAACTACCTCTCTAACGGCCTCAGAGCGCCTGTGAAGGGCTATCTCCCTTTTCATAGGGTAGTAGGAGCCAAATCTCCTTCTCCCTCCTCTACGGCGACCCTAAGGGCATCATCGTCCCAACGGTCTTGGTTTAACCAAGTAGCGGGATGTGGAATCCATTTCTCTTCAGTTTCATCTTGAATTACTTTTTGAGCGTACTTTTCTGACCTCGTGATAAGGAGTTCCTTAAAGTACACTGGCTTAAAGTCGCTATTACGTGTCACACAGTTGGCCCAGGCTTGCTCCGCCGCCCGTCGTCCTATCTTACGCGGGTACGTGTTGTACCACTTCTGAAACTCTGTCCTTAGTTCTGAACTCATCTCCCGATATTTGCTCATGTGCTATCACCCATATCCAAAATGCGTCTGCTTCGTCGTTGTTCCTAATTGTAATGCTACCTCTGCAGTCGGCTGCTTGTCTGGCAGCTTTGACCACCTCATCCTTTGATGCTCGCCCGTTACCCGTGGCTCTCTTCTTGATTGAGGATGGATGGATAGCAAACATTGTAGCTTTACGTGTTTCAGCGTACCCCTGAATGATCCCTGCTATTCCAAACTGTAGTCTGGCGGATGTGTAGTTCCTTACGTATGACTCCTCCCATGCAATGTAATCAGGTTCGAACTCATCTACTAACTCCCTGATTTTATTGATGTAATACCCTAGTGTGGGTACTTTCTTTGGTGGTTTTATCGAGAATGTAAAGGGACTTAGTGGCATCCATGGTCGAGCAATGCAACATCCAGTGGTAGTAGCAGGGTCAAGGGCGAGGATTGTACCCGACATATCTTCTTCCTTCTAGGAAAGTGGGGGATGCAATGAGCTGTCAGTTAAATTGCATCCCCCCATCAAAGCCGTGACAGCGACTCAGGAAGCACGGCTCTGGTGTATTGACTTTAGACTAGCCCTACTATCCACACGACGAGGATATATAGTTTAAGGCAGTATTGCCTATGATCAGGCTGCTAAAGCCAATTCTTTAAACGGCTTGGAGTCTACTATTTTCCTTACGAACTCCTGGCGTTGGGCAATGGTGTTAGCCTTGTCCTTGCCCGTCTCTCCATGAGTGGAGTAGTTGGTAAGAACTGAGTACACATCCCAAAGGGTTCTGCCCCATTCATCTGCTTGATGCACCCACTTGTTGGTCAGATGATCTGCCAACTTCTTCGTAGGTGACATCTTCTCAAAGAACTCTGTGGCCTTGATATCAGTAAGCTCTATGCCAGCAAACTTCCGGTACAACTCTACTTGTCGTGTGTAATCAGAAACGGTGTCGGTGATCTTCTCGTGATCAACCTTGTTGTCGAAGTTCTGGGTATGCTTACGGCTGATGTTGAGGATGTCCTCTCCTGTTACAGCCAGATTGGCACAGACCCACTGGTAGAATCCACCACGGGTTATCCACCGTGTTGATCCATCGTAGCTATCCCACATGAGGAATCTGAGTGAGATATCGTCCTGTCCTCGAATCTGCTCACGATACGAGGGTAGTACGTACTGTCGGAAGTGACGGCATCCGTTATGGCTCATGTCTGAGTCAACACGCATGTCTGTTAGATCCAATCCGCTCTTGTGGAGTGAATCCTCAAAGCTGCTTACGTTTTCCTCGAAAGGAATCAGTCTGTAGCTAGCTGTGTGTACGTGTAGTGGCGTACCTGTGTCCACACGACGTACAAGCTGCCATCCTTCCACTTTTCGACCCACCTCATCGTGTAGGTCTGTTAGCTCAACAGGAAAGAACTCTTTTTCCTGATGGTTCATCGGTGTAAAGACACCATCTACTGTATCTTCTGGCATGCCTCTTCTCCTTCCATTGGTGGTAGTTCGGATACATTGGCTGATCGCATCTTGCTCTCGTTTGCCTTCTGAACGAGCATGGCTCCGATGGAGATAATCTCATGGATGGGCTCTTTGTTATTCTCGTAAAGAACCCACTCGTTGATGGTTCCATCTTCTTCCATGATTTCTTTTACGTCTGCAAGGCAGCAAGCTGCTTCCCACAGACGACGTTCGATCTTAGTACGGGTTAGTGCTTCGATAGCTTCCATTTACTTCTCCTCAATCTGGCTCAATACCGTCTTAAGCTGTATTGCTAGCTCAGGTTTCGCATGGTAAGGGCCAATCTTCTTAGTATAGCCTTCGACCATACCCACGTACCAGCCCTTATCCTGTTGATAATCAACAACAAGTTTGATTGGACGTAACCTACCCCACAACGCATGGATCACTCTTGGCATTTTCATGTCGATCCTCTTTCTCCCAATCCTCACTCATTGAGTTACTAGAGGCCATCCAGTTGGATATCCTCTCTTGTCTTTTGGATTGCTCCTGCTTTTCTTTTGCCTCCTCTCTGGCTTCGTCGTTTTTAAGGAACTCTTCGGCCATGCCAACATACTTACCAAGGATGTATGATTTATGGCCGTCTACAGTGTCCATCGTCTCCCAGAAATCGTGTGTTTCCATGGTCTTTACACTGGACACGATGTTGATGCAGATGTCTTTAGCTACAGCAAGCTCCTGACAGACAGCCTCGTAGTCCTCACGGCTTACGGAGTCTGACTTCATCTCTTCCAGACTGTTCTGGATCTGCTCTAGCTTTTTGTTAACGTCCTTACTCTCGTTAACTTTTTCCTTGATCTTGTTGTAGGTTCCCTTACCCAAACCAGTCACGCCTGCTATTGCTGCTTGTGCAGCTAATCTCCTAATCATGTCTTTCTCCTTCAGGATACGAATGATATCGCAGCTATTACTACGATTATTATCATGAATACTTTAGTTACTAGATCGTCCATTACAGATTAACTGGGTCCAAATCGAGGCGATGCCGCGTTTGCAATCAGATAATCTTTCATCTCTGGAATATCCTTTGCCTGTGTGTAAATTCTTCCATCAGGCAAGGGAAGTCTTGAGGGTGATCTAGGTTTAGCTTTCTTCACGATTATGTAGTCAAAGTTTTTTCCGTTTCTCTTCTGAAACAGGAACGCATTGCCGTTAGCAAACAAGTTCCATGCCCAGACAAATGGAGCACATTTTTCGATGTATTCCGTGTCTTTTTTGAAGAGTATGGGGTAGTGGACCTGCGGTACTACCTCAGTAACCGCATACACAACCTGTTCTCCCGGTTGTGATTCCGCGTATCTCTTGATTACATTTTTGAGGGGTTCCCTCTTGAGTTTTAGGGTCATGCTTCTCTCCTCTCTATCTCTAGTTCGCCTTCGACTTCTCCGCAGCCAAGGCATAGATGTTCCTGCATTCCTCCTCCCACCATGCGTCCTTTTTCGTTGACGTATGCAGACCAGACAATCTGATCCGATCCGCAACTAGTGCATTTGTGTACGTACGTGTATCCAATCTCCTTTTTCGTTTTACTAGATATGTATTTGAGGATGCGTTCGTATATTTTCATTCGCTACCCTTATGGTTGGATGGAAAGGGGAGGGAGTCGAACCCTCCTGTTAGGTAATGTGAGTTACCTTGATCCCCTCTCACATGGGTATCATTCACACGGCCACGCCTTCCAAAAAAAGAGAAGAGGA